ATCAACAATTGTTGCCGCTATTAATGAAGTTTTAACTTCTACATTTAGTTTTACTTTAAGAGATGAAACATCTACAACACAGGTGATATCTGCTAATGATACTATGAGTGTTTTAGGTGATTCGAATATTACCGCAACTGTGTCAGCAGAAGATAGTTTGACAATAACTCTTAATAGTACAATATCAGGTTTAACTAGTGTGTCTTCTACGACATTAACCGACGGAACCGCCACTTTAACGGGTGGTTCAATGACAGGTTTGACTAGTTTAGATAGTGCGGCAATTACAATAAATAGTGTAAGTGTTGCAACGACACCTTTTGCGATTGCTCAGGCGATTGCTTTAGGATAATTTTTGAAATATTTTTCGTTATAATAGATTTTACTGATATAAATAACTTATATAAGTCAAAATCTTAAATTAAAAGTTTATATAAATATAAATATAAACAAGTTTTTAAAAAGATAAAGGAATTAAAAAATGGCCAACGATTTTAAAAGAGAAGTTAAAGCAGACGTAGGAACATCTACAGGTGCTTCAGCTGATGCTGTGTACTCTACTCCAGCAGGTGCTGGTTCTACAGCATTAGAATCAATCGTTATCGGTATTTCAGTTTGTAATAAGAATGCTTCCGAAAGAACAGTAGGATTATTTTTAGATAATTACGATGGGACTAATGATGGTTATATCGTAAAAGATTTAAAAATTCCAGGAAACACTACAGTTGAAATTATGTCAGGTAACAAAATAGTATTACAAAACAATGGAACAACTGGCGATGTATTAAGAGCAGAGGCTTCTGTTGGTTCATCAATTGATGTTGTTGCATCAGTTTTAGAAGACGTGTAATATAAATATTAGTATTAAAAAGGAATTTACAAATGGTCCGATACATAAACGCAAAAGATAGACCAACTGAAATAAATGTAAGACAGACTGTTGGTGATGGTTCAAACACTGATTTTACTGTAACTCAAAATTCTACAGTTGATAAAGTGTTAGTAACAGTTAACGGTGTTGCTCAAGCTCCAACAACAGATTATACAATATCAGGTACAACTTTATCTTTTACAACGGCACCAGCTAACAATGATGATATTGTAATAAGGGAGTATCCAGTATAATGACAAAAATAAAACAATCAAATTTAGATTCAACAGTAATTACAGGCCATACAGAAGAAACTACTGTTAATGATTTAGACCAAGTTCTTATTTACGACACTTCTGCTGGCGAATTAAGAAAAATGAAAAGATCAAATTTCATTTTTCAAACACCTGCAATAACATCAATTAGTCCTACACTTATTGATCCAGATGGAAGTACAACAACTACAGTTTCAGTTACAGGTGCTAACATAGAAGACGGTTTCGTTGCAACTTGGGTTGGTGATGATGGTACCGAATATACTCCAGGTGCAACTACATATACAAATTCAACTTCAATCACAGTAGATACAACAGCTACTATGACAGCGGCAAATTCGCCGTACGATTTAAAAATAGTAAATGGTAATGGTATTATCGCTAATGCAACAAACCTTTTAACATTAGACAATCCACCAGAATTTGCTAATCCAGCAAATACTAATTTAGGTTCAGTACAACCAGGTGCAACAGATTTCTCTGCTTTATCATCTGCGGCAGCTACTGATCCAGATGGAGATACAGTAACACACACAGTAACAGCTGGTTCACTACCAACAGGTATGACAATGGGAACTGATGGTTCTTTTGGTGGTACAGTTGCTGATCCTTTATCAGACCAAGATTTTACTTTTACAGTCACAGCGGCAACAACTAATTATAGTGTTCCAAGACAGTTTGTAATCACTTTAACAAATGCTGCGTTTATGTCAGCAACAGGTGGTACAGTAACAACAGAAGGTGACTTTAAAGTTCACACATTTACATCAGACAGTACTTTTGTAGTAACTGCTGCAGTAGGTCCAGCTAGTTATCCAACATCAGTTGACTATTTCGTATTAGCAGGTGGTGGTGGCGGAAGAGGTGACCACCCTCAAGCTTTCGAAAATGGTGGAGGCGCTGGAGGCGGTGGCTTTAGACTTTCAAATGAACAAGGTCCACTAGGACCATTCACAGGAATGCCTTTAGCAAATCCTACAGGTCTTTCTATAACTTCAGACGGTACTTATCCAGTAACTGTTGGTTCTGGTGGAACAGGTCCTACACAAGGTAGCGAATCAATATTTTCAACAATTACATCAACAGGTGGCGGAGGCCAAGGACACGGATCTGGTAACCCAGGCGGTTCTGGTAGTGGTGGCCACGATAACAAACCAACTGGACTAGGAAATACACCTCCTACATCTCCTCCTCAAGGAAATAATGGTGGTAGTTCAGGTGGTCCAAGAGGAAATAATATGGGCGGCGGCGGAGGCGGCGGCGCTCTAGGTTCTGGAAGTACAGCTCAAGGTGGACCAGGTGGTTCTGCAGGTTATGTACCAAATAGTTGGTTAGGATCAAACGCACCAAGTATTGGTTGGCCTGGACCAGATGGTAATAATAGATATTTTGCTGGTGGAGCTGGTGGCTCTGGTGGAAGCAATGGCCCTGGTGGCGGTGGTGGTGCTGCTAGTGGTGGCTCTTTATCCCCTGCTCCTCCTACAACAGGTTCAGGTGCTGGTGGATCAACAGGTTCTCCATCTACACAAACAACAGGTGGTTCTGGAGTTGTAGTATTAAGGTACAAATTCCAGTAATGAATTTTAAAAGGAGATAAAAAGAATGGCGCATTATGCTAAAATAGGTTTAAACGGTGCAGTGTTATCCACACACGTAGTTGCAGATGAAGTACAACTATTAAATGGTGTTGATAATGAAGAAATGGGTAGAGCATACCTTGAATCAATACACGGTTGGCCAATTTGGAAAAGATTTTCTTTAAATACTAGTAGAGGTGTTCATTATACTGATGATGGAAATGGAACAAGAACTGTCTCTGCCGATCAATCTAAAGCATTTAGAGGAAATGCCGCAGGTAAAGGTGGTTCTTATGATGAAGATAATGATTGTTTTTGGGAACCTAAACCTTATAGGGATTGGGTAAAAGATTTATCTACATATGAGTGGAAAGCACCAGTAGATTTCCCTACAACTACGACTTTTGATGTAGGTGGTGAAACTAGATATTACAATATAACTTGGGACCAAGATAATTCTCAATGGGTGTGTTTAGTAAATAATAAAAAATGGAACCATACTGCTGATCCAAAAGTTTGGATTGATATTTAATAATTAAATTATATTGATGTTTATATTATGGCTTCACATAAACAAATTCTAACTCAACAATTCTTAAAAAAAGAATTATTACCTAGTGAAATTAATGTTGATTGGTCTTTAGTGACCAATCACGTTTTAAAACATTATAATGAAAAATTTATATTTGATAATAATTTAGTCTTTACAAAATATCCTCACTACTATAAAGTTTCTTATCACCAACATCTCGGATGGATTAGTAGATATATTTGTGATAGAGCAGATGAATTAGACAATTTGCAATTAATTCCTCACAACGAAGACCCTATACTAGTTAATGTTCTAAAGAAAGGTCAGTACACACATTTAACACAATTGGTAGATAACTGGAATTTATCTAAATCTTTTGATTATTGTGCCTTGTTAACACTTACTGATACTACAAAAAAATTAGGTAAAAATGATGTTAATGATAATGTGGTAGATGAAAATGACGATAGATGTTTTCTACGTTTTGAATATGACGACAATAGAATAAAAGATTGTTCTTGGAATGCTAGATTAGACTACAAAAATTATATTCTTTACAATTCAACTTTATTACACAGAATTACAGAAAATAAAAGAGATGAAAATATGATAAATCTTTTATTTAGATATCAAATAAAAAGATAAATAGTAATAAAAAAAGGTGAAAAATTATGACAACTGAAATAAAAACTATAACAATAAATGGTGTTGAGTACAACGAAAGCGATTTAAGTGCTGATATAAAAAATACAATTGTTGCTAGAAGTGAAATTCTACAATCAAAAGTAAGGCACGAAATCGAAATGGAAAAAATTGAAGTATTATTGGCACATTATAATAAGAAAATAGAAGAAGAAATTAAAAACATTAAAAAATAATAGATGTCAGCGATAGCAAATCTACAAATAGAACAAGGAACATCTTTCAGTTCTGACGTAACCGTTACAACTGATACAGACGCAGTGTTTGATTTGTCTGGTTATGCGTCTTACGCACAAATGTCAAAAGGATATGCTACATCTCATACAAGAACATCTTTAACTACTTCAAACAACACAGATGAGGGTGTTGTTACTATTAGCTTAACAGCGGCCCAAACCTCTAATTTAGAAGAGGGCCGTTATCTTTTTGATGTTGTTATTGTGAAACTTGAAGACAGCACAGTAACAAGAGTTTTAGAAGGAATTATCACAGTCAATCCTAGAATCTCTACAAATTATTAATTATTTTTGTTATTCTACAACATACTTTAATTATAAATATTAAAAAAATAATAGTTTTATTATAAATATTACTATAAGAGAGATACAACTATGGTCAAAGCTAGGGTAACAACAAGAATCGCAGGAAAACCAGCGAATGTAAGCGTTACTTTACCTTCTAGCCAAAATGTTAAAAATAGTAATTTAAAGTTAAGATTGTTAGGAGATGTAAATGCTTCTACGTTAGAAGATGGTGCTTTGATTCAATATGATGCAAGTTCTGAAAAATTTACAACAAGAAACGAATTAGAAACCACAACGGGAACATTAAAGTTCAACGGTGGAAATTTTTAGGGAGAAATAAATGGCAACAATAATTCAGATTAAACGATCAGGCACGTCTGGATCACCTTCCCAACTCGCACAAGGGGAATTAGCATATTCATATCTTGCAGATAATGGATCAAATGGCGGTGATCGTCTTTATATAGGAACAGGTGTCGAAACAGCGGGTGTAGCAGCCAATATAGAAGTAATTGGTGGTGTATATTTTACAGAAAAATTAGATCACGCTTTAGGAACATTAACAGCATCATCAGCAATTCTAGTTGATAGTAATAAAGCAATTGATGAAATCTTTATTGGTAATAACTCAACTACTGGTGGTCAATTAAAATTAAACGAAGGTACCAACAATGGTACAAATTACATTGGATTAAAAGCTCCAAATGCCGTAACAACTTCCACTACTTTCACGTTGCCAGATGGTGATGGAACAAGCGGCCAATTTTTAAAAACTGATGGTTCTGGTAATTTATCATTTAGCACAGTAACGCAAACTCTCTCTATTGCTGCTGATAGTGGTTCAAATGATTCAGTATCAACAGGTGAAACAATAACTTTCTCTGGTGACACAGGTATTACAACAAGTGTAACTGATAACACAATTACAATTGATTTAGATGATACAGCTGTAACTCCAGGTAGTTATGGTTCAGCAACACAAATTCCAACATTCACAGTTGACCAACAAGGTAGATTAACTGCTGCTGGAACTGCTGCGGTTGCAACTACTTTAACTGTTGTTGATGATAGTTCAACATCAACAGGAATTGATCTATTAACAGATTCATTAAAGATTGCTGGTGGAACAGGTATTACATCATCTATTTCAGGTGATACTGTATCTTTAGATATTGATAGTACAGTTGCTACTTTAACTGGTACACAAGAATTAACTAATAAAACGTTAACGTCACCAGTTATTTCAACAATTAGTAATACAGGTACATTGACATTACCTACATCAACTGATACATTAGTTGGTAGAGATACATCAGATACTTTAACAAACAAAATTATTGATAGTGCTTCAAACACATTAACTTTAGATTTATCTGAAGGTACTTTAACAGGTACAATATCTGAATTTAATACAGCATTAAGTGACGCTGATTTTGCGACACTTGCTGGAATAGAAACATTATCTAATAAAACATTAACAGCTCCTAAAATTGCTGATGGTGGTTTTATTGCTGACGCAAATGGTAATGAACAAATTGTATTTAACACAACAGCTTCAGCAGTCAATCAGTTAGAGATAACTAACGGAGATGCTGGAACAGGTGTTACATTATCATCTGCTGGTGATGATACTAACATCAATATTATATTAGACCCTAAAGGTTCTGGTACAGTTGATGTTAATTCAAGTAGAATTACTAACGTATCTGATCCATCTGGTTCTCAGGACGCTGCTACAAAAGCATATGTTGATAGTGTTGCCAATGGTTTAGATGTTAAAGATTCTGTAAGATTTGCTTCAACAGCCAATATTGCTGGAACATATGACAATGGTGCTGGAACAATTACTGCTGGTTCAAACGGTGCTTTATCAATTGATGGTCAAACTCCATCAACAAACGATAGAGTATTATTAAAAGATCAGTCAGACGCTGTTCAAAACGGTTTATATAGAGTTACAACAGTTGGAGATGGTTCAAGTGCTTATGTATTAACAAGAACACCAGATGGTGATGAAGCGATTGAAATTACAGGTGGTGCTTTTGTATTCGTTGAAGAAGGTACAGCTAATGCTGATAACGGTTATGTATTTACACATAACGGAACACCTACACTAGGTTCAACTAATATTACAGTTGCACAATTCTCTGGCGCAGGTCAAATCTCTGCTGGTGATGCGTTATTAAAAACTGGAAATACTTTAGATGTAAGAGTTGATGGAACAACTATCGAAGTAACATCAGATGCATTAAATGTTGTAGATGGTGGTATTGATACTCAACATTTGGCTAATGACGCTGTAACAACTGCGAAAATTACTGACTTAAATGTTACTGCTGCTAAATTAGCAAACACATTAGATTTATCTGGTAAATCAGTAACTCTTGCGAGTGGCGAAATATCAAATAGTGAATTAGCAAACAGTATAATTAATGTTACTACAGATAGTGGTAATAATGATATTGATTTAGGTGATACATTAACTGTAACTGGTGGTGAGGGTATTGATACTTCACAATCAGGTGATACTTTAACAATCACTGCTGAATTAGCAAGTACATCAAATAAAGGTGTTGCTTCATTTAGTTCAGATAACTTTACAGTTACAACAGGTGTTGTTACTGTTACTGAAATTGACGGCGGAACATACGCATAATAATTAGGAGATTATAGTGGCAGCTGTAATTAAATTAAAAAGAAGTACAACAGCTTCTTCAATACCAACTACAAGTGATTTGGCAGATGGTGAAGTTGCTGTTAACATTACTGATAAAAAAATATATCAACGTAATGGTAATGACATTGTTGAAATAGCTAACAATTCTAATTTTTCAAGTGTTAGTGCTAATTTATTACCTGATACTGATAATGCTTATAGTATTGGTTCAAGTACGAATAGTTTTACAGATTTGTTTTTATCTGGTAAACCGAAAAAACAAGTAGATATATTTACTAATTCAGGTGGATTATCTACAGCTGCTGCTGGATTTGTTTTTAGAATAAATACAGAAGCAAAAAATTTTACAGAAGTTTATACTAATTCAGGAGGTTTAGGTTCGCCTGCGATTACATCATCATCAAACTATGATGACAATAATCCAGCTTATCTATTTTAATAAAATATGGCAGAAAAAACACCAATAAGACTAGTATTTACAGACGGTACTCCTACAGGTATAGCTGAATATCAATCAGGTGATACTATTGGAAATTCGTATTTAACTAATTCAGGTTTCACACTTGTAGATACTTCATCTACATCAACAACTATTTCTTTAGGTGAAACATTAAAAATAGCAGGTAGTGGTGGTGTTACAGCAACATTAAGCGGTGATACATTAACAATTGCTGTTGATGGTTCTATCGTTACAGAAAATTCAAATGATATATTAACAAACAAAACAATAGATAGTGCTTCAAACACATTAACTTTAGATTTATCAGAAGGTACTTTAACTGGTACAACTGCTGAATTTAATTCAGCATTATCAGACGCAAATTTTGTAACACAAGATGGTTCTGGTAATGTAACAATTTCTGGTAACTTAACAGTAAGTGGCACAACAACAACTATTAATACAGAAACCATTAATTTAGCTGACAATACAATTCTTTTAAATTCTAACGCTACAGGTTCTGCTTCAGAAAATGGTGGTATTGAAATAGAACGTGGTGATGATGCAAATAAAACATTAATATGGAACGAAACAACTGATAAGTGGACTGTCGGTTCAGAAACATTTGTTGCTGGAACATTTGAAGGTGCTTTAACAGGTAACGTAACAGGTAATGTCACTGGTAACGTAACAGGTGATTTAACAGGTAACGTAACAGGTAATGTCACTGGTAACGTAACAGGTGATGTAACAGGTAATGCTGATACGGCAACCACTTTAGAAACAGCAAGAACAATCGCTGGTCAATCATTTAATGGTAGTGCTGATATAACTATTGCTTCAACAGATTTATCAAATACAAGTGATATAGTATTATTAACTTCTACACAAACCTTAACAAATAAAACATTAACAACTCCTGTTATTTCATCAATCTCAAATACAGGTACGTTAACATTACCTACATCAACTGATACATTAGTTGGTAGAGATACGACTGATACACTAACGGGTAAAACAATTAATACTGCTTCTAACACAATCACAGTTGTTGAGGCAGATATTTCAGATTTACAATCTTATATACTTGCTGACAGTACCGATACTTTAACAAATAAAACATTTGACGCAAATGGTACAGGTAACTCTATTACAAATTTAGAAGTTGCTGATTTTGCTTCTGGCGTTTTAGATACTGATTTAACAAGTGTATCTGCTAGTGATAATACTCTTGCTTCAGCAAAAGCAATTAAAACTTATGTTGACAGTCAAGTTACAGCACAAGATTTAGATTTTTCAGCTGACACTGGTGGAGCATTATCAATAGATTTAGATAGTGAGTCACTTACAGTTTCTGGTGGAACAGGTATTAGTACATCAGGTGCAACAAATACAATAACGGTTACGTTAGATGATACAGCTGTTTCTGCTGGAAGTTATGGTTCAGCAACAGAAATACCTACATTTACTGTTGATGCTCAAGGTAGATTAACTGCTGCTAGTACAACTTCAGTTGCAACAAACTTAACAGTTGCAGATGATAGTTCAACTAATGCAACAATATCTCTTTTAACAGATACACTTACAGTTAAAGGTGGAACTGGTTTAACAAGTAGTATTGTCCAAGATACTATTACTTTTGATTTAGATGACACTGCAGTAACTCCAGGTTCATATGGTTCGTCAACAGCGGTACCTCAAATAACTGTAGATCAACAAGGAAGAATTACATCTTTAAGTACAGCTGCTATTAGTACATCATTTACACTTGACGCTGATAGTGGAACACCTGATACATTTAATACAGGAGATACACTAACAATTTCTGGTACAGCAAATGAAATAGAAACTGCTGTTACCGACAACACGATTACAATAGGATTACCGAATGATGTTACAATAGGTAATGATTTAACAGTAACAGGAAATCTAACTGTAAATGGAACAACCACAACAGTTTCAACAACTAATACAACAGTTTCAGATCAATTGCTTGAATTAGGAAATGGTCGTACAGGTTCAGCTACAGGTGACGCTGGTATTATTATTGAAAGAGGTGACGACAATAATGTATTTTTAGGATATGATGAGTCGGAAGATGAAGTAGTATTTGGAACAGGTACATTTACTGGTTCAAGTACAGGTAATTTATCAATAACAAATGCTAATATTAGAGCGGCTGATGTTACAGCAACAGGAGCTTTAGATGTTTCTGGCGCTTCTACATTAAGAGGTAATGTTACTTTAGGAGTTAATTCAGGTGACTCTACCGAAGATACAATTACTGTTAATGGTAGATTTATTTCAAATTTAGAACCATTAAATAATATTACATATGATTTAGGTTCACCAAATAGAAGATGGAGAGATTTATACTTATCAGGCAATACGATAGATATTGGTGGTGCAACTATCTCTGGTGATGGAACAGGACAAATTTTAATTTCGGCTACAGGTGCCACTTTACCAACAGGATCAAAAGTTGGAGAAGATAGTATAGCATCCGCTGATGCGGCTACAGGTGCTGCTGTTAGAAATGTACCATTTTTCACAAATGCTGGTGGATTAGTTACGGCCGCTAGATCATTTAAGTTTTCAGCAGGTACAACATCTACAGTATTTACTCAAAATCAAACATTTACTTTAGCAAATGGTAGCAATCAAACTGGAGTAACTTTATTTGAGTTTTAAGGACAAAAACATTATAAATAGAGATAGGAGAATAGAAGAATTATGGCAGCAAAAGTACCAATAAGAACAGTCTTTGATGGAGATGGAAACGCTACAGGATTAGCGGAATTTCAATCAGGTGAATTTGTAGGTTTAGCTTACGGTGGTCTAGGTGCCTCTTTAAGTTTAGGAACAGCAGGTCAGGTATTAAAAGTAAATTCGGGTGCAACAGCATTGGAATTTGGAAATGTTGAGGCTGTTCTAAACATAGATGGAATGACCGATGGGTCAGGAACAACACTTGTAGATGGTGATAAATTTGCTATTTCAGATGGTGGTACTGAAAAATATGTACTAGCAAGTGATATACAAACATACATTGAAGGTTCAGCTTTGAACGTAACAGGTTCACTTCAAGTAAATGGTGCTGATGTTTCTACTAAACCTTTCGCTATCGCACAAGCTATCGCATTAGGTTAATCCATATTTCTTCATCTCATTATAAAAGGAATATGGTGAATGGCAAACCCTAATACTAGAGAAACATTAAAACAATACGCTTTACGAAGACTAGGAAAACCTGTCATTGAAATTAACGTTGACAATGACCAACTAGAAGACCGACTTGACGAGGCGTTACAATTTTATGCTCAATTTCACTATGAGGGTATAAGAAGAACATATCTAAAATATAAATTAACAGCTGCCGACAAATTAAGATTAAAAAATCCTACACAATCATCAGAAGTTGCCACTGATATAGCATCAGGCAACACAACTACTTGGTACGAGCAAAACAATTATCTATCTGTACCTGATACTGTTTTAGCAGTCACAAACATTTTTTCTTTTTCTGATAAAGCCAATATGAATATGTTTGATGTTAGATACCAATTAAGATTAAACGATTTATATGATTTTGCTTCTACATCAGTTATAAACTATGATATGGTTTTAAGACATTTGGACTTTTTAGACCAGATTTTAGTAGGTAAGAAACCAATAAGATTTCAACAACACGATAATAGATTATATATTGATATGGATTGGACTAATGATTTGACTGAAGATGAGTTTTTAATTATAGATTGTTATAGAAAATTAGATCCAGCAACATATACTGATGTATTTAATGATATATGGTTGAAAAGATATACAACTGCCTTAATTAAAAAACAATGGGGACAAAATTTGAGTAAGTTTGATGGCGTTACTATGATAGGTAATGTAACTTTAAACGGAACAAAAATTATGCAAGAAGCTGAGGCTGATATTGAAAAATTAGAAAAAGAAATCAGAGATACATACGAAACTGCACCAGCAATAATGGTAGGATAATGATATGCCAGTTAACCATTATTTTCAAAACGGTAACGGCATAGGAAACACAGCCGAACAAAGATTACACGAAGATTTAATCATAGAAGGTTTAAGACAATATGGTCATATGGTATATTACTTACCAAGATCAATTGTAAATAAAGACATTATATTAGGTGAAGATGTTGCAAGTAGATTTGGTGATGCATTTCCAATAGAAGCATACTTTGAAACGGCGGAGGGTTTTGCTGGTCAACAAGAATTAATTAATAAGTTTGGACTAGAAATTAGAGAAGATACTACTTTTATGATTTCTAAAAGAAGATTTGAATTATTAGTAGATCAAAAAGCAACACTTGTAAAAGAAGGAAGACCTAATGAAGGTGATATTATATATCTTCCTTTGATGAATAGTTTTTTTGAAATATTATTTGTAGAAGATCAACAACCATTTTTTCAATTAGGAAATTTACCTGTATATAAATTAAAAGTAACTAGATGGGAATACAGTAGTGAAGAATTAGACACAGGTGTTGGAGTTATAGACGCAGCAGAAGATACTTACTCACTAAATCAAACAGCATTCCAAATTGATTTAGAAAATGAAGATGGTTCTTTATTGTTAGAACACGATAGAGCAGATGGTCAATCTAATTATCTAATATTAGAAAGTTACGACATAGGAACACAATCTGCATATGCTGATAATGATGATTTTGAGAGTGAAGCAGGATTTAATACTGAAACCACTTTAGATGATATTTTAGACTTTTCTGAAAGTAATCCTTTTGGTGAACCAGGAGATTTTAATTAATGTTTAATAATTATTTTTACAATCAAGGTATGAGAAAATTGACCGTTGCATTTGGTACAATTTTCAATAATATTCAAGTAAAGAAACGATCAGGGGATAGTACCATACAAAGTATTAGAGTTCCTCTAGCTTATGGTCCTAAAGAAAAATTTATGGTTAGATTGGATCAACAGTCTAGTTTAGAAAATAGAGAGTTTGCGATAACATTACCAAGAATGGGATTTGAAATTTCAGGTATTGCTTATGATGGTGGCAGAAAATTAACAAGAATACAAAAATATAGAACAGTAAAAACAGGAAGTACAGAAGTTACTAATTATAATTATACACCTGTTCCTTATAATATAAGTTATAAACTATATGTTTTTACAGCAAACGCTGAAAATGGTTTACAAATAGTAGAACAAATTTTACCATATTTTCAACCTGATTATACAGTAACATTAAACTTGATACCTGAAATGGGAATAAAAAGAGATGTTCCTATTATATTGACAGATGTAAGTTATGAAGACACTTACGATGGTGATTTTACTACAAGAAGAGCAGTAACTTATACTTTAAGTTTTACAGCAAAAACTTATTTATTTGGTCCTCCATATACTTCAAAAGTTATCAAAGAAACACAAGCAGACACATATAGTGATACTACGGCAACAGCAAGAGAAAGTAGAGTTACTGTTGTTCCTGATCCATTAAGTGCAGATGCAGATGATGATTTTGGATTTACAACAACAATAAGTGTATTTGATGATGGTAGATCATATAATCCTACAAAAGATGGTGATGAATAACTAGTATAAATAATCTTATTATATTATGGAAACTTTTATATATCAATATTTTTTAGAAGACCTGAGTCTTTGCGATCAACTTATAGACTATCATAAAAAACACGAAGAATATAAATCCGTAGGATCCTCTAATTTTGGTGTAGATAAAAGTATAAAAGATTCGACAGATGTAGCAATTTTTAATTCTTCTAACAATTCAGCAATACAAAAATATTTTAAAGAATTGAGTAAAGGTACTCAATCATATATTGACAAATATAATTTATATGGATTGTATCATACTTTAGATGCAACTATAATACAACATTATGCTCCTGGTGGTGGTTATAAAAAATGGCACTGTGAAAGAGATAACGCAGCATTATCCAGTGGTTCAATAATGTATAATAGAGCTTTAGTTTTTATGACATATTTAAATGATGTTACAGATAAAGGAGAAACTGAATGGTTATATCAAAATATAAAAATACAACCTAAAAAGGGATTAACTGTTATCTGGCCTACAGATTTTACTCACACACACAGAGGTATAGTTTCACCAACACAGGAAAAATATATTATAACAGGATGGTTACATATGTGTCATTATGATTATAGAGGAGATAGGAGATAGATAAATAACGATATGAATTTAAAAAATTATTATTACTATTATGAAGCAGCATTACCTCAAAAATTTTGTGATGATGTTATAAACACAGGAAAACAGCAACAAGCTCAAATGGCTGTAACAGGTAGCAGTGAAGGAAGAAAAGATTTGACTGCTAAAGAAATAAACAATATACAAGAAAAAAGAAAATCAGAAGTTGTTTGGTTAAACGATCAGTGGATTTATAATACAATACACCCTTTCATACACGATGCTAATGAAAAAGCTGGTTGGAATTTTCAATGGGATTTTTCAGAAAGTTGTCAATTTACAAAATATGGTTTAGGACAATACTATGGCTGGCATTGTGATAGTTGGGAAGAACCCTATAATGCTCCTGATAATCCAAATACAAATGGTAAAATAAGAAAATTATCCGTAACAATTTCGTTAAATGATCCGTCCGAATATGAAGGTGGTAATTTACAATTTGATTTTAGAAATCAAGTTGATTGGGAAAGACACAAAAACGCTTCAATAAATACCTGTACACAAATAAGACCTAGAGGGTCGATAATAATTTTTCCTAGTTTTGTATGGCATAGAGTATCTCCTGTTGTAAAAGGAACAAGATATTCTTTAGTGTTATGGAATTTAGGACAACCTTGGAGATAGTATGGAATTTGATTTTCAAAAAGACAATATAACAATAATTAGAAAAGCAATAGAACCTAAAGTTGCAGAGTTTGTTTATAATTATTTTTTAATGAAAAGACAGGTACATAGTATATTTTCTAAATACAACTATATATCAAAATTTAATAATGATTGGGGTTATTATAGCGACCCTCAAGCACCTAATACCTACTCTCATTATGCTGATATTGCTATGGAAACATTATTGTTGTTGTGTCATAATATTATGGAAAAAACAACAGGATTAGAATTAACTCCAACATATTCATATGCTCGTATCTACAAAAAAGGTGATGTATTAGAAAGACATAAAGATAGATTTAGCTGTGAAATATCAACCACAATGTTTTTAGGTGGAGATAAATGGCCTATTTTTATAGAACCATATAAAAATATAGGAACACCTAGCGAAGGATATCCTGGAACTACAGACAATAAAGGATTATCTGTAGATATGGATCCAGGAGATATGTTAGTTTATAAAGGAAATATTTTAGAACATTGGAGAGAAAAATTTGAAGGAAATGATTGTGCTCAAGTTTTTTTACATTATAATAATAAAAAAACTCCAGGAGCTGAGGAAAATATGTTTGATACAAGAGAACATTTAGGCTTACCTAATTATTTTAAAAAAAACATATAATAAATAATTATTATGAGTAAATTAGAAGATAGAGTCAATGAAATTTTAGGTGTTGAAAAAGAAAAACCTAAAGAAGAACCTAAGCCACAGGTTCCAATTGTTCCTAGAACTGAAAATAAAAATAAAGCTGACATTGATAATGACTACGATTATAGTAGAGAAAATTATTATAATCTAATAGAAAAAGGACAAGAAGCAATAGAAGGCATATTAGATATTGCCAGAGAAGGACAACACCCAAGAGCTTATGAAGTTGCTGGTCAATTAATTACAAATGTTGCTAATACAGTTGATAAGTTACAAGACTTACAAAAAAAATTAAAAGATTTAAAAGAATTACCAAAAACAGCAAGTCCTCAAATTAAAAATGCCTTGTTTGTTGGTTCTACTGCTGAGTTACAAAAGATGTTAAAGAATAAAGATGAAAATACTAAAAGCAAAAACATCACACCCGAAAAAGAAGATATTAAAGATAAGTGATATAAGTTATATTAAATACTACGAAGAAAACGAAGTTTACTTACAAGATTTATCAAAAAAATTTAATATGATAAATGCTATAGAAGTAGAACAAAGACATATTTCAAAAACACCTAGAATGGGTGCTCTAGGAATCCCCTATATAGAAAAGAGGTATACAGTTTTAAAAGGAAATCAAAGAATTACTTTAGCGAAAAAGTTAGGGTATACACATATAGAAGGAATTATTGTAAATGATTAAAAATCAAATATTAGTATATGATGATATTGTACCAGAAAAGTTACAAGACGAAATAGAACAAGTTTTACTAGGACCAGATTTCCCTTGGTATATGTCGTGTCATAAAGATGAAAAAGGTAATTTTCAAACAAGTGATTATTCGCAAGGTAAAAAATTTGAACACAATAAAAATGTACAAGATATAGGACAGCTAGTACATACGTTTATGAGAATTAATGAAAATAATTTAACTGTAAGATCACCTTATTTTAATTTTATTTTAAGTGTGTTGGAACTGACTGTAAGTAAACATAATTTAAAAAATGTTTTGGTTAAAAGAATCAAGTCAAATATGAAACCAAGTTCTTCATTATTAAATGAAGATAGTTTTGGAATACCTCATAAGGACTATGATGATGAACATTTTGTTTTGTTGTATTACGTAAATGATAGTGACGGCGATACTGTAATATTTGATAATGAAAAAGATTTAAATATAATAAAAAGTGTAACTCCAAAGAAAGGAAGAATTTTACTATTTGATGGAAAGTTTTATCACGCAGCTGGTAATCCTATTTCAAGTAATTATAGAGCAGTAGTAAATTACGATTTTACAGCAGATGAGTAATACAGACGCTTATTTAGGTAATCCTAATCTTAAAAAAGTAAATACTCCACAAGAGTTTACAAAAGAACAGATTATAGAATTTCAGAAATGTGCTGATGATCCTTTATACTTTATGGAAAAGTATATAAAAATTGTATCACTTGATGAAGGTCTTGTACCTTTTAAGATGTATGACTTTCAAAAAAATATTGTTCGTACCATACACGATAATAGATTTACCATTTGTAAACTTCCAAGACAATCAGGTAAATCTACAACAACAATATCATATCTATTACACTATGCTTTATTTAACGCTAATTCAAATATCGCTATACTTGCGAACAAATCATCTACTGCGAGAGATATATTAGGAAGACTTCAACTTGCTTATGAAAATTTACCTAAATGGTTACAACAAGGTGTAATCAATTGGAACAAAGGTAATATAGAGTTAGAAAACAAATCAACGATTGTGGCAGCGGCGACTTCAAGTTCCGCTATTCGAGGAGGTTCATTTAATATTATCTTCCTTGACGAGTTTGCTTTCGTACCAGCAACAATCGCAGAACAATTTTTTAATTCAGTATATCCTACAATATCAGCTGGTAAAAACACAAAGATGATAATTGTATCTACTCCACACGGAATGAATCTATATTACAAGTTATGGACAGATGCTGAAAATCGTAGAAACGATTATGTTCCTATAGAAGTACATTGGTCAGAAGTTCCTGGTAGAGATGAAAAATGGAAAGAACAAACAATTAGAAACACATCGCCAGAACAATTCCAACAAGAATTTGAGTGTGAGTTTTTAGGTTCCGTAAATACTTTAATAAATCCTAAAAAGATAAGAACAATGGCATATATGAAACCATTAATTTCTAATAACGGTTTAGACGTATTTGAAAAACCTATAAATGGACATACTTATGTTTGTACAGTTGACGTTGCCAGAGGTGTTACAAAAGATTATTCTGCGTTTATTGTATTTGATGTTACTCAAATGCCTTGGAAAATTGTTGCTAAATATAGACACAATGAAGTTAAGCCTTTATTGTTTCCAAATATAATAGAGAAGACTTGTAAAGCATATAATAAAGCGCACATATTGGTAGAGGTAAACGATATAGGTGCTCAAATATCTGACGCTTTACAATTTGAGCTAGAGTATGATAATCTTTTAATGACTTCTCAAAGAGGTCGTGCTGGTCAAATATTAGGAATAGGATTTAGTAAAAGAGGTTCTAATTTAGGTGTTAGAATGACTAAACAAGTTAAAAAAATAGGTTGTTCAAATATCAAAACAATAATTGAATCTGATAAGGTTATTGTAAATGATTTTAACATCATAGAAGAAATGTCAACTTTTTCTCGTCAACATAATTCGTTTAAAGCAGAAGAAGGGTGTAATGATGACTTAATGACTTGTTTGATACTATTTGGTTGGCTGTCAAATCAACCGTATTTTAAAGAATTAACAAATTTAAATATACGTTCACAGTTATATGAGGAACAACAAGGTATAATAGAACAAGATATGGCACCTTTTGGTTTTGTAGATGATGGTATTAATACTGAAGAAGAACAACCTTTTAGTGATGAATATGGACAAGTATGGTATCCAGTGACACGTAGAGGCGAATAATAGTACAAATTTAAGGACTTATAAATAATAGTAATGAAAAATGTTTAACTATGGGCGTATGAATAATACGATTATTGAGATATATTAAAAGAAAAAATGTTTAAATTAGCTAATTTTTAATAAGGAGAAACCTAAATGGCATTTCAAGTATCACCAGGTGTTCTCGTACAAGAAAGAGACCTAACAAGAATTATTCCTGCAGTATCAACAAGTGTTGGTGCTTTCGCTGGTCAATTCACACAAGGTCCGTTAGATGAAATAGTAAGCATTACAAGTGAACAAGAGTTAGTATCTTTATTTGGGAAACCAAATTCAACAAACTATGAACAATGGTTTTCTGCTGCTAACTTTCTACAATATTCTAATGCGCTTAGAGTCGTACGAGCAACAAATAGTAGTTTAACAAATGCGAATACTACAGGTAGTAGCATTTTGATAGAAAATACAACTGACTACCAAGATAACTATGCAACAGGTCAAGCAAACGTAGGTAACTTCACAGCAAGAACAGCTGGAGCTTGGGGTAACAGTTTACAAGTTGCCACTTGTGCTACAGCAACAGCATACGAACAAAGCGGTGTAACAACTGTTAACGATGCAACAACTGCTGTGGGAGACACTACAATTGTTTTAGACGATTCATCAGACATCAATGTCGGTGACATAGTAAACTTTGCAGAGTCAGGCGGTTACGAATATAGAGTAACTGATAACAATACAGGCACAAATACAATTACATTTGTAAGAAAAGAAACAGGTACAGGTGGTTTACATACTGCAGTAGCTGATACTTCAAGTGTAAGAAGAAGATGGAGATATTATGATCTCGTTTCTGGTGCTCCAGGAACTTCACCTTTCGTATCTGATAGATCAGGTTCGAATGATGAAATACACATAATCGTTGTTGACGAAGATGGTGGTATTTCAGGTGTTCCAGGAGAAGTGTTAGAAGTTTTTGATTCAGCATCAAAAGCAGCAGACGCTAAATCACCGCAAGGAGAGTCTAATTATTATCCAACTGTAATTTACAATAAATCACAATACATCTATTGGACAGATCATAACGCATCTGGTTCAAATTGGGGAAACAACGCAAGTGGAACATCTTTCACAGCAGTAGATACTCCAACATTAGAGTCTTTATCAGCAGGTTCTGACGGATCAGCTGTTACTGACGCACAACTTAAAACAGCGTATGAAAAATTCCAAGACGCTGAAACAGTTGATGTTGGTTTAATAGTTGCTGGTACTTGTTCTGCGACACACATTGATAATCTTATCACAATTGCTGAACAAAGAAAAGATTGTGTTGCATTCGTATCACCAGAAAGAAATGATGTAGTCAATGTTGCTAATTCAACAACGCAAACATCAAACGTAACAGCGTTCTATTCAACAGTTAGATCAAGCTCATACGTTTTCTTTGATAGTGGTTACAAATATATGTACGACAGATATAACGATACATATAGATTTGTTCCATTAAACGGAGACATTGCGGGATTATCAGCAAGAACAGACTTAATTGCTGACTCTTGGTTCTCACCAGCAGGTTTGAATAGAGGAACAATTAGAGGAGCTGTTAAATTGGCTTACAATCCTAATAAAACTGAAAGAGATGACTTATATAGAAGTAGAATCAATCCTGTGGTAACTTTCCCAGGTCAAGGTACTGTTCTATTTGGTGACAAAACTGGTCTTTCTGCGCCATCTGCATTTGACAGAGTAAACGTAAGAAGATTGTTTATCACTTTAGAAAAAGCTATCTCAACTGCGTCTAAATTCCAATTGTTTGAACTAAATGACGAATTTACTAGAGCGAACTTTAGAAATATCGTTGAGCCGTTCTTACGAGAGGTACAAGGTCGTAGAGGTATCACAGACTTTTTAGTAGTGTGTGATGAAACTAACAATACAGGTGATGTAATTGATAGAAATGAATTTGTTGCTGAAATCTTTGTGAAACCAGCAAGAAGTATCAACTTTATCACATTATCATTTGTAGCAACCAGAACTGGTGTTTCCTTCGAGGAAGTCGCTGGGTAATTTTAGAAGAGGAGAATAAAAAATGGCAAACATTAATGACTTCAAAGCTAAACTTGCTGGCGGTGGCGCAAGAGCCAATCAGTTTAAGGTAACAATGCCTTTTCCTGGTTACGCACAAGTTGGTGGAGAAATAGAAGAACTTGCATTCTTATGTAAATCAACAGTTATTCCAGCGATGTCAGTTGGTACGGTTAACGTAAATTTTAGAGGCCGTGCAATTAAAATCGCAGGTGACAGAACATTTGCAGATTGGAATGTAACAGTTATTAACGACACAAACTTTAAATTGAGAAATGCTTTCGAAAGATGGCAAAATGGTATTAACAATATGTCAGATAACGAAGGATTAACAAATCCTGCGGATTATCAAGTGGACGCATTCGTTGACCACCTTGACAGAAATGGTAATACTATTAAATCCTACACTTTAAGAGGATTGTTCCCAACTAATATTGCGGAAATCCCTTTAAGTTATGATACGGTAGATGCTGTAGAAGAATTTGCTGTAACATTTGGATACCAATTCTTCGAAACAAATACCACTACTTAAAAACTTATATAAGTAGTAGTAGAAAAAGAGGAAATAAATTATGAACTTGTTTGGGTTTTCGATAACTCGTCAAAAGACGGAAACAGATCCAAGACAAAACTTCAGTATACCCGTAGCGGACGATGGTGCATCAACTGTCGCTTCCGCTGGGGGTTACTTTGGTCAGTACTTGGATTTAGAAGGTAACGCTAAAAATGAAGCGGACCTTATTAGAAGATATAGGGAAATATCACTACACCCTGAATGTGATACAGCAATTGAGGATATAGTCAATGAGGCAATTGTTGTTAATGAAAATAAAGATTCGGTATTACCTGATCTAACAAACTTACCATATGGAAAAGATGTAAGAAGAAAAATAGAAGATGAATTTAAGAATATTCTTCTATTGATGAACTTTAATACTAAAGGCCACGACATTTTTAGAAGATGGTATGTAGATGGCCGTATCTATTATCAAAAAATTATTAATAGAGAGAATCCTAAAGAAGGTATCAAAGAATTAAAATACATTGATCCTAGAAAGATTAAAAAAATTAGAGAGATCAGAAAAGGTCGAACTAATATGGGAGCAATGGATATTGTACAAGATATACAAGAATACTATGTATTCAATGAAAGAGGAATATCTGGTGCAACACAAGCAGCTGGTATTAGAATAGCAGCAGATACAATTGCCTTTTGTGGCTCTGGTATGGTAGACCAAAATAAAAATATGGTCTTGTCTTATTTACATAAGGCAATCAAACCTGTCAATCAGTTAAGAATGATTGAAGACGCTGTGGTTATTTACAGAATAGCTAGAGCACCTGAAAGAAGAATATTCTACATTGATGTAGGTAATTTACCTAAAGTAAAAGCAGAACAGTATTTAAGAGATACAATGGCAAGATATAGAAATAAACTTGTTTATGACGCTTCTACTGGTGAGATAAGAGATGACAGAAATTACTTAAATATGTTAGAAGACTTTTGGTTACCTCGTAGAGAAAACGGCAGAGGAACTGAAATTTCTACACTTCCTGGTGGTCAAAATCTTGGTGAAACAGGCGATATAGAATATTTCCAAAAGAAATTATATCGTTCTCTAAATGTTCCTATTAGTAGATTAGAGTCTTCTCAAGGTTTTAATTTAGGAAGAGCGGCTGAAATTAGTAGAGATGAATTAAAATTTACTAAATTCGTAGGTAGATTAAGAAAGAAGTTTACGGAACTATTTAATGATCTTTTAAAAACTCAATTAGTTTTAAAAGGTGTTATAGCTGAAGAAGATTGGCCAACTATAATGGCACATTTAAATTATGATTTCGTACAAGATGGACACTTTGCTGAGTTGAAAGAAAGTGAAATGTTAAAAGATAGAATAATGTTAGCTGATAGTATGAGAGATTACATAGGTAAATATTTCTCACACAACTATATTAGAAAAAATATTTTAAAACAATCAGATAGGGAAATTGAAGAAATGGATAAACAAATAAAAAGTGAACAGACAACAATGGAACCCGATCAACAGAATCTAAACCAAGAACCAAAGTTAGATTCAAGTATATAAAAGGAGATAAAAAATGAGTGAACACACAAAAAATTTTGTAGACCTAGTAGCAAACGGAAGTAGTGCTGAAGCTGGTGACGCATTTAAAGATGCATTAAGAAATAAAGTTGCGTCTGCGTTAGATAATAAAAGAGTTGAATTAGCTGGAACTTTGTTTCAAGCACAATCTTTTAGTGATCCAAAACCAGAGGTATTATCGCCATCTACTGAAACTGTTCCACCTGAAATGAAAGTAGATGTGGCAGAACCTGAAGCTGTAACAAATGTTGCACCTGATGTGGGAGTTGAAGGTGGTGAACAAAATTAGTAATTTATTTAAAGATAAAAAGTCTTTAGATACAGAAACTTTTAACAGTCTTACACCTGTGATGAAAGAAGCAGTTGAAGATATGTTTAAGATTATTGAAAATAAAGGTAATCTTTTAGTCAACATAGAAAATGCTGTTGAAAAGATTGCCGAATTTCATAATGTAGATAAAAAAGAATTATATCAATATATTGAAAAAGAAACAAACAAACAATTAGGAGTGTAAAGGAACAATGGCTATAACAACAAAGATATTATCTGATACAAAAACACACGCCAAAGTATTACTCACTTTTGATAATGACAGCACAACTACAGCTGCTGCTGTTGATGCAAGTGCGTTAAGTGGGCATGCGAATGGCGCAAAACTACACATTACTCATATTAATTATGGGATAACAGGTAGACTAAAATTAGAATTTAAAGGTGCTTCAGCAGATGTTGAAGCGATAAACTTATCTGGCGCAGGTGTTTATTATGGCGCTGTAATTAAAAATACAGCAACAAATACAACTGCAACTGGTGGTGATATTGAAGGTATTACAGCTGGTGCAAGCGGATATGCTTTATTAACATTACAAAAAATAGATATGGGTGAAAATAACTAATGGCTGATGTAGTTACAACACAAACAATAGCTGATACATCTGGAGCAAAATATGTAGTCAAGCTGACCAATTTTTCTGATGGTACAGGTGAAACAGATGTAACAAAAGTAGATGCTTCTGAAACAACTTTTATGACAGAAGATGGTAATAGAAAGATTAGTAAAATATGGTTTTCTATTAATTCATCTAACTCGAAATCAGCTGTTGAATTAAAATGGGCGGGAGCAACTAATGCTACAGCACTATTTTTAAACGGTCAAGGTTATTGGGATTTAAGAACAGCGGGAGATGAAATTCCAAATAACGCAACAACGCCTACTGGTGATGTATTATTAAGTACAAAAAATTTTGCCAGTGGGGATAACTATTCATTGGTTATAGAGTTTAGATAACTTATAAATATAGGTAGAGAGAAAAAACTATGAAATTAATTAGAGAAGAAGTATCAGACGCAGAATATATCGTTGAAGAAAACAACGGTAAAAAAGAATATAAAATTAAAGGTATTTTTTTACAATCTGACATTAAAAATAGAAACGGTAGAGTATATCCGAATGATATTTTAATGAAAGAAGTAACAAGATATAATGCGGAATTTGTTAATAAAAATAGAGCGTTTGGTGAATTAGGCCATCCAGATGGACCTACAGTTAACCTGGAAAGAGTATCACATATGATTAAAAAACTCTATCCAGAAGGAAAAAATTTTATTGGTGAAGCGAAAATTATGGATACACCTTATGGAAAGATTGTGAAGAATTTGATTGATGAAGGCGCTAAACTAGGAGTTTCAAGTAGAGGTATGGGTTCAATTGAATCCAAAATGGGAAGTAATTACGTAGGTAAAGACTTCTATCTTGCCACTGCGGCAGATATCGTTGCAGATCCGTCTGCGCCAGATGCCTTTGTAGAAGGTATTATGGAAGGCAAAGAATGGGTATGGAACAATGGTGTGTTAGTAGAACAAGATGTTGCTGCTTGGAAAAAAGAACTTATTAAGACTAAAAAAATCGAAATGGCAGAGAAAAAAGCCCAGATTTTTGAAGATTTTTTAAGAAAAATATAGTTTAAAGGAATTATAATTTATAAATATCTAATAACAAAGAGATAAAAAGAAATTAATTCGAATTAATTACAAAAGGAGACTTCTCAATGGCTACAGAACAAAATAAAGAAGTTATGGATAAAGAGCAAGAAGTTAAAAAGGAAGAAGTTGCTACTGAAGCAACTGCTAATCCTATGGCTGACGCTCCTAAGAAGAATGCTGTAGCAGCTGAGCCTTCGCATATTGCCAAAATGGCAGACCACGAAGACTTAGGACAAGCGGTTACTAAACCGACTGACAGCAATCCTGACGCTTCTAAAAATGTAAAACAAGTTTCTGGAGATCCTCAACAAAAATCACAAGGTGCTGCTGACGCAATGCAAGCTGTGAAAAAAGAGGAAAAAGAAACTAAAGAAGACGATAAAGAAATTTCAAAAGAAGCTATGCACGATTCTAAAGAAGACGAAAAGAAAAAAGAAGAAGGCTATGGCAAAATGAAAAAAGAAGAAATAGATTTATCTGATGACGTTAAAGCTTTAATCGGTGATGACGAATTAACCGAAGAATTTAAAGACAGAGCGAAAACTGTTTTTGAAGCAGCAGTTAAAACAAGAATTAACGAAGCTGTGGAAAGAATGGAAGCAGAGTATTCTGACAAACTCAAAGAAGAAGTTGATACTGTAAAAGGTGAAATTGTTGAAAAAGTTGACTCATACTTGAACTACGTAGTTGAAGAATGGTTAAAACAAAACGAAATCGCTATCGAAAGAGGTATCAAAGGCGAAATCGCAGAGGACTTTATTACTGGTCTTAAAAAATTATTTGAAGATCACTACATAAGTGTACCTGACGAAAAATTTGATGTGTTAGAAGATCAAGCTAAACAAATAGACGAGCTTAAAGATAAACTTAATGAGCAAGTTGAAAAAAATGTTGAACTTAACAATAAAGTTGGTTCTTTAACAAGACAAGACATTGTTGACGAAGTTGCATCTGATTTAACAGATACAAACAAAGAAAAGTTTAACAAATTAGCTGAAGAAGTAGAATACTCTAATGCTGATGAATTTAAAAAGAAAGTATCAACTATTAAAGAGTCGTACTTTTCTAAAGAAAACAAAATTTCATCTGAAAATGAAATTGATAATGTTGATTCAAGCGAACAAGCTCCTGAATTATCAGGCGTTATGGAAACTTATGCAAGCATTATTAGTAAAACAAAAGATCGAATTAAAGTCGGTCACTCAAAATAAATAGGGAGAATAAGAAACATATGTACTTATCTGAACAACTAGTTAAAAAGTGGCAGCCTGTACTTGAGCATCCAGAACTCCCAAAAGTAACGGATAGCTATAGGAAGGCGGTCACTGCTGTAATCTTGGAAAACCAAGAGAAGGCATTAAGAGAAGATAGAGCATTTATATCAGAAGCTGCTCCAACGAACAGTACTGATGCATCTTACGTACAGAATTGGGATCCAATCCTAATCTCTTTAGTAAGAAGAGCAATGCCAAATCTAATCGCATACGACATTTGTGGTGTACAACCAATGACTGGTCCAACTGGTCTAATTTTCGCAATGAGAGCGAAATACACTTCACAAAATGGTACAGAGGCTTTATTCAATGAAGCTGATACGGATTTTTCAAGCAGAAATGCTGCGGGAGATTCTACTCTACCAGGTGTGGGTGGTGCTGGTTCATCATCACAATCAGGAACTAACCCTGCAGTATTAAACGACAGCCCAGCTGGTGCTTACACATCAGGAACTGGTATGGCGACTGCTACTGCTGAAGCATTAGGAGACGGTGCTGGCAATCAATTTGCTGAAATGGCTTTCTCAATTGAGAAATCAACAGTAACTGCTAGATCAAGAGCTCTTAAAGCAGAATACACTATGGAACTTGCTCAAGACCTTAAAGCAATCCACGGTTTAGACGCAGAAACAGAATTAGCAAATATTCTATCTGCTGAAATTCTTGCTGAAATCAACAGAGAAGTAGTGAGAACTATTTACACTGTTGCTGAAAAAGGTGCTTCTGCTAACACAGGTACAATAAACACTACAACTGAAGGTGTTTTCGATTTAGACACAGACTCTAACGGAAGATGGTCAGTTGAAAGATTTAAAGGCCTAATGTTCCAAGTAGAAAGAGAAGCTAACGCTATCGCACAAAGAACACGTAGAGGAAAAGGTAATATGATTATCTGTTCATCTGACGTTGCTTCTGCTTTACAAATGGCAGGTGTGTTAGACTACGCTCCAGCTCTTAACAACAATCTAAACGTTGACGATACTGGTAATACTTTTGCTGGTGTATTAAACGGTAGATACAAAGTGTACATTGACCCATACAGTGCAAACCAAGCTGCGAAGCAATACTTCGTTGTAGGTTACAAAGGTACTTCACAATATGACGCAGGTATTTTCTACTGCCCATATGTACCTCTACAAATGGTTAGAGCTGTTGGACAAGACACTTTCCAACCTAAAATTGGTTTCAAAACTAGATACGGTATTCAAGCAAATCCATTTGCTGAAAACTCTGGATCTGGTGCGGCTTCAATTGATGGTGCTGGAAACGTTAATGCTAACAGATACTACAGAAGAGTCCAAGTTACAAACTTGATGTAATCTGTAATATAATATCTTTAGAAAAGGCGAGGCCTCAAAACCTCGCCTTTTTTGTATCTACTAAATAACAATATGAAAAAAATTTTAATTCAATATCTCTACATATTCATCATAACACTTATTATGTTATGTGTTTTTATATCGGTAAACGCATGCGAAGTAGAAGAAGTACAAGATACTACATTACCAATATGCGAAGAATATGAAGTATCAACAGAAGAAAAACCTTGTAGAAAAGGTGAAGATATATTAACCGTTATTGAGGCTATTGAAAAACTAGGCGAGTCAGGAACACTTCCTAGATAACATATAAATAGTATTATGACAACAACATCTTTTGCTCAAAGACAACCTAGTAAGTTAGACTATGCTTCTCCTACACAGTTTAAGTTTAATATAGTCAAATTACCTAAGGTAGAATATTTTTGTACAGCTGTCAATCTTCCTGGTGTATCAATAGGAACTACTGAACAATCTACACCATTAAGAAACGTTCCATTGCCTGGTGAAAAATTAACGTTTGAAGATTTGACAATGACATTTATGGTAGATGAAAATTTAATTAACTACCAAGAAATACACGGTTGGTTAATCGGACTAGGTTTTCCTCAAAGTCACACACAATACAAAAATTTAACGGATGCTGGCGCTGACAGAGCACCAACATCAGCATCTAGTGTAAGTACAGAACCTGGTAAAGTAAAATATGGACCAGGAAGTCAAATAGGTGGTTTTTCAGATGCAACGTTAATTGTTTTGTCTGCGAAAAATCGACCTGTAACAGAAGTAAGATTTACCGATTTGTTTCCAACTAGTTTATCATCTTTGAACTATAATCAACAAGAGGAAGATGTAAACTATTTGACTGCAAACGTAACATTTAAATATAGTATATATGAGTTTGGTACAAATATAAACTCATCTACAACATCAGTTACAACCTCTTAAAGTTTGACTTTTAGAGTGTTTTGTGATATAATTAGTTATGAATATTATTGGGTTAAGTCGTCATCATAATGGAACCACTACTGTAATAAGAGATGGTGTGGTATTACTATCAATCGAAGAAGAAAGGTTAAATCGTTTCAAACACGAGGCCTCTCCTTTTTTAGGTATATTAGAAACTTCAAAATATATAAAAGATGTAGATTATGTTTCTATTTCAGGTTTACATTCTTTAGAAAAACGTTTTGACTTTTCAAATACTAATAGTCCTTTTGTACTATGTGTAGCAAGAACGTTTATAAAAAATAAAACTTTTAATGTTTATGATTTACACAAAAAACATCATTTAACCCACGCAGCAGGTTCTTTTTATAATTCTGGTTTTGATAGAGCATTGTCTTTTGTGTTTGATGGCGATGGTTCAAAAAATGAAAATAATGAAACTGAAGGTTATAGTTGTTATGATTTTTCTTATGATGGATTTACATTGGTAGAAAAACAATATCAAAAAAGAACAAGTAACGTTGTTAATACTTTTGATAAAGAAACATTTAGTTTGGGAAGATGTTTCGAAGAAGTATCAAAACATTTGGGTTTTAATAATTTCTTTGACTCTGGTAAAGTTATGGGATTAGCCTCATACGGAAAAGATATAAATTTAAACTTTTTAGATTTTTTAAATAATAATTATGACCAAACTATAAACAAAAATCATTTTTTATATGAAGATACCAAAAACTTAAAAGACTTTCAAAAATCAGCTGATCTAGCATTTAGTCTTCAAAAATACACACAAGATAAATTGTGTAATATAGTTACAAGAATTATACAACAAACAGATTGTAAAAATATATGTTTATCAGGTGGATTTATAATGAATTGTGTAAGTAATTTTAATTTAAGAAAAAAATTACCTAAAGATATTAATATATACGTGGAACCAATAGCACACGATGGCGGAACATCAATAGGTGGGGCAAAATTAGTTTATTACGAGTTAACGAAAAGTAAAGAAAAGTTTCCTCAAACAACTACCTATTATGGTTTAAAATATGATTTAAATGATATAAAAGAAAAAATAAAACATCTAAAAACAAAAGAAGTAACAAAAGAAGATGTTGCTAAAATATTACAAAAAGACATTGTGGCTATATGGCAGGGTCGATCTGAACAAGGGCCTAGAGCATTAGGTAATAGAAGTATTTTGTTTAATCCTAAACTAAAAAATGGTAAAGATATAGTAAATGTTGTAAAGAAGCGAGAATGGTTTAGACCTTTTGCTGGAACAATACTATTTGAACATACACACGATTATTTTGATATGGCTGGTTTAGAAGAAAGTCCCTTTATGACATATGCCGTAGATGTTAAGAAAGATAAAGTTAACGAGATACCTGCGATTACACACGTTGATAATACTTGTAGAATACAAACACTGAAAAAAGAATATAACAAGCATTTTTATGAACTCATAGAAGAATTTTATAAATTGACAGGTACACCTATATTATTAAATACATCATTTAACTTGGCTGGTGATCCTATGGTGGAAACTATTGAAGACGCTATAGAAACATTGAATGGATCAGATTTAAAATACGTATATTTACCTGAACTAAATACTTTAATAGAAAAATAATGGAGTTGTTATGACACTTGAAGAATTACAAGAATTGATTGAAAAAGATATGAAAATAAACGATACCGAATTAGATTTAGAATCTTTAAAAACCCCACAATTACATAACAAATATTTAAAACATCTAAACAAGTTTAAGTTACTATTAAGTCGTGCTGAAGGCGATTTAAGCAGGCTTAAGCGAGAAAAGTGGGAGTATTACACTGGTAAGGCCACACCAGATGTATATGCTCTAAAACCTTTTAATTTAAAGTTACTTAAAACTGATGTTGATAAGTATATTGAAAGCGATGAAGAATACCAAAAGACAAAACAAAAGGTAGATTACTTAAATACAATAGTTGATTATTTGGATAAAATAGTAAGACAAATTTCTAATAGAGGATTCACAATTAAGAATGCTATTGACTGGCGTAAATTTACAAGTGGGGCTATTTAATGAATCATAAGATTGAAGTATTTGATGATTTTATTCCATACGATAGAATGGAAAGAATTTACGATTTTTGTCATAATTCATCATTTAAATTAGGTTGGGCTGATGGCAATAGTGATGAAAAAAGAAAATTAAAGAATCTACATAGTCCTTGGAGTTTTGATGATTTAGATAGATCACAATTGTTACAATATATAGGTCCTGTTTTACAAAAATCAAAAAATTTTAATCACTTATCTGTTGACGACATTTATTTAACAGCTTGTAATTTATGTACTCCTGCTGATACCTTTTTTGCCCACACTCACGCTGATACAGATACTTTGTTATATTATCCTAATTTACATTGGGAAGATGGTTGGGAAGGTGAAACGAGATTTTTAGATAAGAACAATAGAGATGAAATTATTTACACAACAATATATAAACCTGGAAGAATTATATTATTTGACGGAGAGATACCACATATAATAGGAACACAATCAATATCTGGTCCTAAATATAGGTTTACTGTTGGTGTTTTTTTCAAGCGTAAATAAATGACAACCACCAGATATATCATAGTAGATAAAAAAAACGAAGTCTATCTTAAAATAGAAGCAGACGCTGATATTCGCAGAGAGCTTGGTGAATACTTTACGTTTGAGGTACCAGGATATAAGTTTATGCCTCAATATCGTAATAGAGTATGGGACGGAAAGATAAGACTTTTTTCATACGCCACAGGTCAAATTTATGCTGGTTTATATCCTTATATAGTAGATTGGTGTAACAAAAATGATGTACAAGTTGTAGATGGAACTAAAATAAAAGATACCAAAGTAGATGAAGAATTATTACCTAATTTTTTAAAAGCATTAAAGTTACCTTTAGAAGTAAGAGATTATCAGTTAGAAGCTTTTAAATATTCTATTAAAAAAGGTAGATGTTTATTAGTATCGCCTACTGCGTCAGGTAAGTCTTTAATAATATATCTAATGTTGGTATTTAATTTATTAAGATTAAAAGATACTAAACAAGATAAAATATTAATAATTGTACCTACTACTTCTTTGGTAGAACAGCTATTTAAAGACTTTAAAGATTATGGTTATAATAGTTTAAAAAATGTACACAGAATATACTCTGGCCACGATAAAGAAACAAGTAAAAGGGTTATAATATCTACTTGGCAATCTATTTACAATATGCCAAAAAAATGGTTTAAACAATTTGGTATGATTATAGGTGATGAAGCTCATTTATTCAAAGCAGTTTCGTTAACTAAAATTATGACTAAACTAGAAGATTGTAAGTATAGAGTTGGTCTAACAGGAACTTTAGATGGTACAAAAACACATAAACTTGTATTAGAGGGTTTGTTTGGAACTGTAAATAAGGTTGTATCTACAAGTGAATTACAAGAAAAGAAACAATTAGCAGATTTAAAAATTATGTGTTTAGTATTACAACACGATAAAACAGCTCGTCATTTTTTAAAAGAAAAAAGTTACCAAGAAGAAATGGAATACCTTGTTTCTAATGAAAAAAGAAATAAATATATAAGGAATCTTTGTCTTTCTTTACAAGGCAATTCTTTATGCTTATTTCAATACGTTGAAAAACACGGTGAGATTCTTAAAGAGTTAATCGAAGATAAAGCACAGAATA